TGATGGCTCAACTTTAGTCATTGTTCGTGATGACAATGGTAATGAGATTGGGTCTAACCAAACGTTTGTAATTGAGGACTGATGGCCTGTCGTAGTGGTTGTTCTACGCAGGACTGTGACAGTTACGCTGACTGCTGTAGCTCGATAGCGATAGATAAAACTTCTCTAAAATAATCGAACAATTGTTCTAAAAGCGTCTCACTATGTGAGATACTTTAATGTGGGATTATTTAACGCTAGGCGAGTTAACACCCAAAACCCGTCTAATTATGTGCCTGATGTTACGGCCAGCGTATTCCCATACACACCGCTCAATTATGGGTCGGTTGTGTTGCCTGTTGATGGTATTGGCTTTACCTACGTAACACGTGAGCAGGCTATGAGTGTGCCTGCTGTTGCCCGGGCCCGAAACATTATTTGTGGAACCATTGGGTCATTACCGCTCGAGGAATACAACAGCCAGCACGTAGAAATCCCTAGCCGTCAGGTTATTAAGCAACCTGATGTGGCTGTGCCACGTGCCAACACCATCAGTTGGTTAGTTGATGATTTGTTATTTCAGGGTTACGGCTATTTGCAGGTTATGGAAACAGGGCCAGACACACGCCCATCACGCCTACGCCGTATCAACCCAGTGCGTATTACTTACAACTTAAACCGTGACGGCACTCTCATTGTGTCTTACAACCTAGATAGCACACTGTTGCCTAACACTGGTGTGGGTTCACTCATTGTGTTTAACGGTATGGATGAAGGTGTGCTGGTTCGTGCTGGTCGCACCATTAAAACCGCCATTGAATTAGAAGCTGCGGCGTACCGTATGGCTGCTGAACCTGTCCCACAAATGGTGCTTAATAACGAAGGTATGAATCTGGACTCTAACCAGATTGGGAACCTGCTGGCATCGTTTAAGCAGGCTCGCCGTGATCGTTCAACTGCTTACACTGAAGGCCCGATTAAGTTAACTACGCTGGGCTTTGACTCTGCACAGATGCAACTTACAGAAGGTCGTTCACATTCCAATGGTGAGATAGCGCGCCTTATGGGTATCCCGGCACTTTATGTTGGTGCTGAAACAAACTCAATGACCTACTCAAACGTCACATCAGAACGCCGAAATTTGGTCGATTTCTCACTACGCGCTTTCCTAGACATCATCGAATCTCGCCTATCGATGGATGACGTCACACCAGTTGGCCAACACGTGCGCTTTGACCTGGATGATTTCCTACGTGGTAACCCTGATGAGCAGGTAGACATTGCTGTGAAGTTACTGGCCGGGGGAATCATCACAGTTGACGAGGCTCGTGAACTCGTAGACCTAGCACCATCATCATCACTAGGAGTACCAACAAATGACTAAACCAGAAACATTAGTGACGTTTAGCGCACCAGTTATGACGGCCTCATCAGAGACCCGAACTATCACAGGTCAGATTGTGCCGTTCGGTGCAGTAGGTCAGACCAGTCTCGGACCAGTTATCTTTGAACTGGGTTCCATCCACGACATTGTTCCAGCTGATGTGAAGTTACTTTTGCAACACGATGGCACACGCCCAATTGGAAAGATGACTGACTTCACCATCACACCAGGTGGCATTAACGCATCATTTAAAATTGCTCAAACATCCGCAGGTACTGACAGCCTCATAGAAGCCTCACAGGGGCTACGTGACGGACTTTCAGTCGGCGCGAGCATCATTGACAGCATTCAGAAAGATGACGGTATACACGTCCTCTCTGCTCGTCTAGTCGAAGTTTCTTTGGTCACAGATCCTGCGTTTGCAGAGGCCAGAGTTAGCCAGGTAGCCGCATCAGCGGATACTTCCACACCATCAATCGAGGAGATTGAAATGTCAAACGAAACACCAGAAGCCGTTGAGGCTGAAGTTGTTGAAGTTGTGGCTCCTGTAGAAGCATCCAAAGTGGTTGCACAGGGTTCCCCAATTTTCAGCGCACCACGTTCACCAATTGTTAACGCAGCAGCGTACCTAGAGCATTCTGTTAAGGCTGCTACTGGTAGCGAAACTAGCCGCCAATACGTAATGGCTGCAGACGATGCAACCACTAACAACACTGGTTGGACACTAGGACAACCAAACCCATTCAACGAGTTCATCTCTAGCACATTCGGTGGCCGTCCAGCCGTTGAAGCCGTAAGCCGTCAGGCACTAACTGCATCTGGAATGTCGTTCTTTATTCCGAAGTTGACAACTGCACCAACTGTTGCAACTACTGCTGAAGGTGCTGCACCGTCAGAAACTGGAATGGTTTCCGACTACATTACGGTTGATGTTAAGAAAGCATCTGGCCGTAACGTTGTTAGTTTTGAGTTGTTGGACAGAAGTTCACCAGATTTCTACAACGAGCTTCTAGTGCAAATGGGTCGCGCTTACGCCGTTGCAACTGATAAGGCTGTTCTAGCTGCACTGGCTGCCGGTACTGCCGCAACTGCAACTGCTGCAACTGCTGCAGGTTTCCAGTCGTTCATCGCAACTGAATCTGCTGCTGCATTCAAAGCAACCAGCGAATACGCTCGCAACCTAGTTGCTAGCCCAGACGTTTGGGCAGGCATTATGGGTTACGCCGATACAACAGGTCGTAGCCTTTACCAAGCGCTGGCTCCACAAAATGCTTCTGGTGCTGCTAATGGTCAGGCCATCACTGGTCAGGTACTGGGTGCAAACCTTTACGTTGATCCAAACATCACTGTGTCAGGCATCATTGATGACTCAGCGTTCTTAGTAGTGCCTGAGGCTGTTACCTTCTACGAAGGCCCACAGACTCGCCTACAGGTAAATGTTCTGGCTTCAGGTGAAGTGGACCTTAACCTTTACGGTTACTTTGCCATCGCCACTAAGAAGGCAACTGGCATCCGTCGCTTTAACTTAACCTAAATCGACTAAAGTTGGGTGGGGCTAGGGTTTCCTAGCCTCACCACAACACAACCATCAGGAGTATCAAATGGCTTACGTATCACTAGACGAGTTAAAGACTGCGTTAGGTGTTGGTGACCTGTACCCTGATGCAACACTGAACGAAGTTATCGAAACTGCAACAGCAGTCATTAAACCATTCTTAGATACCAACGCTGTAGGCATTACCTTTGCTCGCGTTGATGCTGGTGTTGTGCTGTTTAGCACTATCAACCGCCACAACTTCCAAACAGGTCAAAGCGTTATCGTGACTGGCACAGATTACAACGCCACATACACGCTAACAAATCGTACAGATTACACTTTTAGCGCAGCAACAGCCAGCGCAGATAAGCCATCGTATGCTTACCGTCCACTAGGCACAGCGACATTGAGTGGTGCAACAACTTACGATGCTGTTGATGCTGTTCGACAGGCAACGCTAATGATCGCTGTTGATGTGTTTAACGCACGTAACACACCAGGTGGTCAGGCTCAGGGCATCGACTTTACACCGGGGCCTTATATGATGGGTCGCTCGATTATCTCTAAGGTAATGGGTCTTATTGGCCGTTACCGTGATGTTGGGTCGATGATTGGATGAGCATCTCAACAACACGTGCAGAACTAGCTGAGGCTTTAGAAGGTACTGGTTACCTAGTCTTTAGTTATCCCAGTGAGAATATGCCTGTGCCAGCAATTGTTTTAGTGCCTGGTCAGCCATACGTAAGCCTGCCAACAGTAGGCACAAACCGTTTAGATCTCGGTTTCAAAGCAACACTAATGGTAGCGATGATTGATAATCAGGCATCACTACTAAACCTAGAGGATTTAATTACAAAGTTTCTTAACGTCTGCCCAGCAGGTGTTCAGATTGGGGAGTTTTCCCAACCATCACTGACTCAGGTAGGGCCAGTCGATGTTTTAACAACTGATGTTCAATTGAATATCACTAGCACAAAGGAGTAGGGCTATGGCTCTCATTTACGCAACAGGGCACGACCTAGCTCTAACCATCGCTACTGGCACCGCAGGGGCAGTCACCATCTATGACGATATTTGTTCATCAGCAACGTTGACTGTTGAGAATGACCAGCAGGTTATTGAAACCCTGTCAGGCCGTGCATACAAAACAGTTTCAAGGTCTGGCACGCTCGATGTTGAGTTGTATCAGGATTGGACATCATCTGCTTCTGGTTCCAATACGAGTATCTGTAAAGCACTTTGGGATTTAGCAAAGACTTTACCCGATGAGTCAATTACTGCTGTTCTTAAAGTAAAGGGAACTGGAACAACGTCAACCCTTTACACTTTTAAAGTGTTCCCAGTGTTCCCACCACTAGGTGGGGGCGCAACTGATGCTCTAACAACGTCTGTCTCATTCGTTGTGGAAGATGGTTCAGTGACCGCAACGGTTGCTTAATAGACCTAGAAAGGGTCAAAATGAAACTACAAATTGAATACATCCATAGTGGTAAAACCGACACGGTTGTAACGCTCCCGGCTGACATAATCAAATGGGAGCGTTACACCAAATCAAAGTTCAGCGATCTGTGGAGCAAAGACGAGTTACGAATTGGCCTAGAGGATTTGGCTGTGTTTGTGTGGGCAGTGCTCTCACGTAAGCAGTTAACAACCGAACCGTTTGAAATCTGGTTAGACAACCTAGATGAAATCTCAGACTTTGCGGAGCCTGAAACTGTAAACCCCACCAAAGCGGAAGCCTCCAGCGACAGCGTTTAAGTTACGCAGTTGCCGGGGTTATCCGCCTAGATTGGGATGAACTGGACTGGTCGGACATCCTGACCATTAACGAGCTGATAGGAGAGAGTAATGGCAGCACCTAGTCGTTCTATTAACTATCGCACTGGTGCACCAGTTGAGTTTGATGCTCGAGAGTTTAAGGCTCTACTGATGGCTATGCGCCAGTTGCCTAAAAAGGCTAATGATGATTTGCGTGATGATGCTGGGCGTATTGCTGAAAACATTATGAAACCAATTGTTATTCGCGAGATTCTCCAACACGTATCACCTAGAGTTGCTGCACCATTAATTGCATCTATTCGCGTTGGTCGCGATCGTATACCTAAACTCATTATTGGTAAGTCATCTGGGCCTTATTACTCGGGTCGTAAGTCTGGTCGCAGCTCTTTAGTAGGGCCACGCACCGAGGGTAAACCTCGAGCTCGTAGACAGGCTGGTCAGGCATCATCCAATATGTTGCGCTACGGAACTATCGTTGGTGTTTATCAACGAGCCAGTGGGCCAGCAACTAACGGCCGATACTTCTCACGTGGTGCATCAGTAAACTGGCCTAAGAATGTTGTGCGTGTTGGTTGGACAACTGCAGCATCAGATGCCTACATTCCACGAGTTTACGGTGAATGGCAGGAAGCCGTTAGGGATGTTTGTTTAGATTGGGAGCGTGGAAAGTATGCCTAAAGGTATTGGCCGTTCAATTAGTATCGCTCTTAGGGCTGATACTAAACCGTTTGGTAAGTCGTTAACTGATGCTGAAAGACGTTTAAACCGTTTTAAGAATAGTGTCAAAATGGTTAGCACTGCTGTTGCCGCATCATTTGCCGCTATTGCAGCTGGTGCACTAGTGTTCGGAAAAATGGCTGTTGATGCTGCCATCGAGGACCAGAAAGCACAAACCAAACTGGCTCGCACTATTCGCAATAACACTAAGGGCAGGAAAGACAACACCGCCGCTATTGAGAAGTCCATCACTGCTATTGGTAAGCAGGTTGGTATTAGTGACGATAAGTTAAGGCCAGCGTTTAGTAAGTTAATTATTGCTACTAAGTCTGTGTCTAAGTCGCAGAAACTTATGCGTACCGCAATGGACATTAGTGCCACTACTGGCAAAGACCTCGATGGTGTTACCAGTGCGCTGGCACGATCGTATCTAGGTAACAACACAGCATTAGGTAAGTTGGGTCTGGGTTTAACTAAGGCTGAACTAAAGGCTATGACCTTTGAACAAATTATTGCCAAAATTACGGAAACAACTAAGGGTGCAGCGGCAGCGCAGGGCAACACTTATGCCGGGCAGATAGACAAACTTAAAACAGCGTTCAATGAGTTTATGGAATCGGCTGGTATGAAACTGTTACCACTTATTTCTACAGCTTTAAAGTTTATTTCTGACGAAGTGCAACCATTTATTGACCGTATTAGTAAAGGCTTTAGTGCTGACCAAAGTGGCATTAAAACTTTCACAGATAACGCTTATGCACTCGGTGGCGCACTGGGTATGGATAAGGCCTACACGTTAGGCGATTCGTTATCTGAGACCGCTGGTGCGTTTGGCAAATTGTTAGGGAACATTAGTGGTGCAGGTGAGGGTTCCAGCACACTAGACCAATTAGCGGCATCTATGACTACGTTTGCTAATGCTTTAACTAATGTGGCTAATGCTCTTACAGCAATAGGTAACGCGTACACATCAGCAAAAGGATTCTTTAGCAAAC